GTGAACGGCAAGCGTTACAAAATTAGTATCATCTAAATTAGTTATTCTGAAATACTCTAAACTATCTCCCACAACTGTACCAGCAGAATCTGCCGCTGCAAAATTTATTAATACTGTTGATGTTGTAGCACAAGACATTATTCTCGTTGATACTTCTCCTTGACTAGCAACTTCGTGAGTAATAGTGTTTCCGTGTGAATGTCCGTTTAAAGATATTAGTTCTGTTATAGTGCTTGTAAGTGTTGCTGCCGTTACTGTTGTAGCCATTTTGTTTTATTTTAAATTTTAATATTCTTTTTTGTCTTTTTTATCTTCTTTTTCTTTTTTATCTTTTTCCTCTATTACGATTTCCTCTGTATCAGCATCTACATCTTCTTCTTCTTTTTGGTTGTTTAATTTATCGTAATTAGGTTTCTCATCATATCCAATAATACTTCTTAATTCGTTAATCTCTAATACTGTTGAAATATCAACATCACTAAAGAAAGAAATTGGTGGCTCATATTTAACGTTTAAATCCTCTGCACTAAATCCATTATCAATTAATACTTTTCTTATTGGCTGCATTAAATAGTTTACTGTATTTTTAACCACTGTTGTCATAACCATTTCGTAAGCTATTCTAATTTCGCTTCCAGTATTATTCATTTTACCAGCCGACACTATTCCAGACAATGCTGGTTGCCAGCGGTGTGCAGTTATAATGTTTTGATTTGTAGTGTTTTGTAAATCTAAAAAATTGCCCTCGCTTGTATCTCCAATAGGAGTTACTGTTGCTGGAGATGAATCTCCATTTTTTACCATAAATAAAATCTTCCCATTGTTGCCCTCTCCAGTAAATTTATTCTTAGCTTCTTCAATTAAGTTTTCCGCTTCATCGTCAGACATATCTCCGTTTATTTCAACTATTGCAGACGGCTGAAAATGATTTTTGAATTTACTATTATTCCATCTTCCAATCTCATAATCAACTGATATTGATTCTAATACGGCAATATAATCTGGCATTCCGTAATGAGTAAATTCTGGCTCATATTTTTTTAAGTGTATTGCACTTCTTTTAACACCACCATCTCTTACAAAATCTGGATACAATGGTAAAACAACTGCCTTTGCTTTAGTGTGATTGTAATTTTCCCAATCGTGATGTACTATAATGCTTTCAGTATCTTTTGCTTTTCTAACTTTCGTTGCGTCTATATGAAATAAATTAACACCACCTTCATAAGTTACTACCTCAATATAGGCATTTGCAAATGTATAATTATCAGATAATATCTTATACCATACATCAGTAAAATTTTCTGCGTTGCTATTTACGTTTTTAAAAAAATCAAGCAATTTTTCGTCCTCTGTCATAAATCCACACCCAAGAGAAAATGCTACTTTCTGCTCTAATATAGACCTATGTGTTGCAGACTTTCTTCGCAACATAGCCAAATGTTGAGGTAAATCGTTTTTAGCTTTATCTCCGAAAGGTATATAATCGTATGATAAATTTGCTAATTCTTTTTCCTCTGAAAAATCTCTTTGTGTTACAAAATTCATTACTTTGAATTTCACTCCACCAGAAATGCTATTTTTTCTTACTTGCTTTCTTTTTGTCATTAGTGTAAGTTGGTTTGTTTTCTATAATTTCTACTGAATCATATCCATTTCTATGTAAATTTTCTAACGTGCTTTGCGTTATGTGTTCTACAAAAATTTTTTCTCTACCGAAACGAATCCAAGTCGATGACGCTACATCATCTTTCAGTTTGTAAGTTACATTTTTTTTCATAATCTTATTTAATTTATTAATTATTTTTTCGTTCTTAGTTTTATTACAATTACAACTCATTATTTTATACAAGAAAAAAAGCTGGATAGTGAGCATAACTCGCTACCCAGCCTTTTAAAATACAAACACTATTTTCTGTTCCTTCTTAAGATAGAATGTATGACTGGTCTCCAGTCGTTTCTATTTCTACACCATTCCCAGATGCATCATATTCTCTAGGATATTCAGCCATAACACCAGTTAATTTTACAACTGTTTCGTTAGGGTCTTGTAATGCAGTTCCAGAATTTTGCTCTCCACTTCCAAACTCTAAGAAAGCGTCTGGAGAAAAGATGTTGTCATATCCTAATACAAACTTATAAGTTACATCAGTTGCATCAGTTGCATACGTTTCAACGATTGCAAATAATCCACAAGAATCTTTTAAGTTCTCTAATCTAGCATTTACTTCCGAAGTTATTTTCGGTATTGTAAATCCTAATTCAGTTTCTACTACTGTTGAGCCATTTTCTCTTGTTGCGTTAGCAGTGTAGTAAGCAGTTTCTCTGTCAAATTCAAATTTAAACATATATGCACCACCAGTAGTTACAAAACCACCGATAGATGTAAATGTATGTGTATTCGCAGCCGTTCCTATTGTAGCGGAAGTTACATTTGCTACCTCTCCTAAATAAATAGCTTTGATACCTCCTCTACGATTTCTGTCTGAACAAGTAATTACGTGTCCTTTTGTTAATACTCCCATTTTATTTTATTTTTTTAAGTTAGTAATTATATTGTATCGTTAGAATCAGCAGTAACAGTTAACTCAGCGTTTTTGAAATTCGTTCCAATTACATACTCAAATCTAAATCTATTAACTTTCTCATCTTTATTGTACCAAACATCAGCACCACTTACTGCATTATAATCAGTAGCAATAACAATGTTATTTTTAACAGTTAAAACACTAAGATGTCCATCAAGTTTTTTTGCTGGAGTATGTAAAGATTTAGCAGTTAAAGGTACTGCAATATTTGAATCAGTAGTTATATGAGTATCCCATTGTCCCATTTCTACAACTGGAATTCCTTGATAAGCTAAAGATGGAGTTCCGTTTACAGAAGATAGGTAAGCTAATTCTTGATTACCAGTTCTTAATGTTGCTCTGTAATTATCACACATTGAACGAGTTGCAAAGAATACTAAATCAGCTCTATTCTCCATTCCTTCGTTTGGCATAGCGTTTAATTGTGCTTGAAAAGTATCTCTTGCAGTATTAGCAATTAATGTAGAAACTACTTCTAATTTCTGTGCAGTTGGTAAACCAGCTAATTGCTTTAAAATTCCATCATAAGAATTATAGTCAGCATAAGCATTTGCAGCATTTGCTGAATCAGAAAACCATAGTTGTCTTTCTAAATCTCTTTTAACACCTCTTAGCATAATGTCAGCAACAATCGTTTGTAAGATTGTCCCAGTAATATCATCTTTGTTTAATCCTAATTTTAGTAACTCTCCTTTAATTGTATTAAAGAAAGTTCCACCTGATTGCTCAATTTCTGCTTCCATTCTTGCAACAGTAATTGTTCTTTGCGTATATGTTACACCAGTTTGACCTTGAAATCCAGCAGCTTCTGCTATTGTGATTTTATCTAGTGTAGAAAATTTGTCTAGTTTTTGTGAAGACTTCACATTTGTCATTATCTCGAAATAATCTAAAGCACTATTCTGTACGAATAATGGTTGTAGAAAATACTTTTGAGCATCTTCTTTAGAATAAGTTAATGAGCTTGTAATTAGATTTGCCATTTTTTTCTTTTTTTATTTGTTAATTATTAGTTCTTTTTTGTAAAATTGAAAGCACCATCTCCATCAATCATTTCATTTGCAGTATCTCCCCAAACATTTGTTTCGGAAGAATCTGGTGTAGTAACCACAGGGTCTGCAGTTTCTTCTACTTCACTAGGTGTAGCATTATGTTTATTTATTTCTGCTTCAAGGTCTGCTTTTTCTACTTCCATAGATGCAATAGTTTCTTCCATTGTAGCAATTAAACTTTTTGAAGAATCTAATTCAGTATGTACTGAATCTAATTCAACTAATTTTTCAGAGAATCCAATTATCTGTTCCTTGATACTTTCATCGTCTGTAATATTTACTGTAACATCTTCTGTTACTTCTTTAGCTTCTACCTCTGTATTTGTTACAAAATTAGCAACTGCATTTTTAAGGTCTAAAAGCATATTTTTAACTTCTTCCATTTCTGTATTATTTTCGTTAGTATATTTATCTTCTACCCATTTAGGTATATTATTAGTTATCTTTGTCAAATCAAAATGAGCAGCTACTTTGATTGCTTCGGTTACATTATCAATTAGTCCTACTTCCATAGCTTCGTTACTTGTAAACCAAGTTTCCTCGTCCATCATTTTGATAATTTCTTTTTCAGAAATATTTGATTTTCCTTTATAAATTGTAACCATTTGTCCTTTCATTTTATCTAATAATTCTGCTCGTTTAGATAAATCTTTACTCTCTCCCATAACTCCAGCCGAAGGATTGTGAATCATTATTAAAGAATTTTCTGACGCTGATATTGAATCTCCAGCCAACATAATGATTGAAGCCATAGACGCTGATAATCCTTCTATTTCAATAGATACTTTTCCGTCATATTTTTTTAAGGCATTATAAATAGCCATACCCTCAAAAACATCTCCACCTACTGAATTTATCCTTACAAGAATATCATCTCCTTTAGCATCATTGATTTGCTCAATTACGTTTTTAGCCGTAAGGTCAAAGCTACCAATTACGTCATAAATTAAAATTTCTTTCATATTGTTTGTTTGTTTAATGCAATAATACTAAATATAAATTAAACAGTTTACGAAGTTATTAGCGATAAATATTGTTACTCGGTTGTAATTTTTTTTGATACTCGTAAATAATTGTCTGTATTTGTCTTTCTGACAATTTATATTCTATGCTAATATCTATAAAAGTATGATTCATATGTCCATCATTATCTTTTAACTTTTTATAAAAATCTTGTATTATTAAATAATTTCTTAATGCTACTGGCTTAATCGTTCCGTTCTGTGATAAATGAAATATAATATCCTTAATCGTTGCACCATCTCCAAAACGAACTACAATCTCGTTTTTTAAAATATCACAAAATTTAAGTACTCTTTTTATATTATTTCTCTTTCCCATAAATCAAATAAAACAAAACTCCAAAATTTAACAACAGTATCTCTGCAATCTACACAATTATATTCTTCCTCGCTAAAACTTTCCATACTTTGAAATAAATTATTATAATGCGAAAATAACTTTTTAATTTCCTTATTACTATGTTTATTGTATTTACTAAAATATTTTGCGTTGTTATTAAAGCAATAATGCACCTTACCTCTAATCAAATCATTAACTGCATTTGCTTCTTTTACTACCACTTCTTCTTGGGACATACTTTTGACTTTATTTTAGTTATTGACGCTAAAGGACATTTACACAAACTGCACCCAGCACCATTAAAGATTAATAAATATTTTTCACTTTTGTACTCACAAGAATTACATATAGCCATTCTTTCTTTCCTTACTTCATTATTTGTAAATAAATTCCACATAATTATATTTTTTAAAAACTCATTCTCGATTCCATTACACTTACACTTTTTTGTGTGCTACTAATTGATTGCTCTGTTACTACAACTTCTTGCGAATTTAATGCTTCTGCTATTCTACCAACATCTTCATCAGTCATCTGGCTTTGATTTTGTCTTTTAATCTGTCCGTCTAACATTCGTGTTATACCACCATCTGCAAACTTAACGCCACCACCAGCTTGATTTATTGCTGACAATTCATTTCTAAACATTGATGTTGATTGCTTATTTATTATTGCTTCCCCACCTTCTGCTTCCATTAGTTTTCCTCCAGACCTAAATTTAATACCTCCGTTTTTATGACTTGCACCACTAAACATACCTCCACGTTTTAATTCTCCACCATTTTCAAACTCCTCTGCTATAAGACCACCATCTGCAAACGTTGTTTTATCAATAGTATCTAATTGGAATTTAGTCATAATTACTTGTGCAGCAATCGGAATCAAACTTAAAGGCCAAGGAATAGTAGATGCTATTTTCATAACTGCTTGAGCACCACTTAAAATTGCTTGTTGCTTACTTGTTTTTTTATTTCTCTCAAATGCTTCCCTTTCAATTATTTCTTTTTGTCTATCAAATTTTTGTGTTATTCTTAATTCAGCAGCAGCTTTTTGCTCATCTGTCATTGTTTTATAACGTGATGATTCTTTAAGGTTTTGCATCTCCGTAGATTGTTGCTTATCTAATCCCTTAACTCTTTCTTCTGTTTCCTTATTTAATAAATCTGCCCTAGCACCAATAATATCATTTACGGCAGATAGTCCCATCATTGTTGCTGCAAATGCTTCTTCTCCTTTTTCTCCACCACCAAACAATTTCTGCATTATATTATCTTCCCCCTCTACTCCAGACGCTGATTGTCCAAGTTTAATAATCATTCCATCTAATTCTGCTATTCGTTTTGTGTCAGCATCTGATAATGTTTCTCCAGCTTTTACTCTCGCAATTATTCTTTGAATCTCTAGTCTGTGTAATGTTGCTTGTGCTTTATTAACTCTATCTGCAACACCTTCTCCTTTTCCTAATGTTGCTATCAATGCTTCGTTAAGTGCAATTTCTTCATCAATTTTTTGTAATACAGTTTGTTTTGATGCTGCACTATTATCATCTCCAGTTTTCAATTTTTTATCTAAAACAAGAATTTCTTTTTTAATAGCTTTATATTTATCACTATCTATTATTTCTTTCTTTAGTAATTTATTATATTCTTGTTTCTTTTTATTGATTTGTTCTATTGTAGCAGATTGCATTTTATCAATCTTTTCTTTGGTCATTGTAGTATCAGTTCCTTTTTTCATTAATACATTTAACTTCCGTTGTGATTCAACTATTTGTTTAGTAGCGTTATTAAAATCACTACTCCCTTCTAAAGACGCTGATTTTACTTTTTCTAAATCCATCAATTTTTGTCTGTAACCATCTATTGATTTTGTATAAGTTTTATTTGCTATTTCTTTTAAAGTTAGACTATCAGTATATGCAAATTGTTCTTTTTGTAGTTCTGTTATGTATAAAGACAAAGCGTCTATTTGTCTTTTAGTAGCAGTTGTATCTTCACTTTTGTTTTTGATTCCTTGCAACGTATTATATAAAACAATATTTTGATTCGTTCCTAATGCCATAAAAGCACTTCCTGCTTTTTCAAGCCAATTAACATTGTCGGATGCTTTAGAATTTTCTAAATCAAGTAAATCATTTGTTAATTCTTGTAATTTTTGTTGAGCACCTTTCATTTTAGCATTTGTAATTAGTGCTTCTGAATTTCTTTTTAATGCTGCACTACTTGCTTCTGTATTTATATTTTCTAATGTTAGATTCCCATTCAATTCACGTACTTCTGTATTTAGTTTAGCAACTGCTTTTTCCCTCATTTCTGTACTATTGGATTCATCTTTAGCCAAATCAACTAACGTGTTTATGTTAGATATTTGCTCTCCAGTTTGTTTTGCTGCATCTATTCCAATGTTGTCTATATTTTTTTGTGATTTTTCAACTGCCGTTAATTCTTTAGACCAATTTGATAGAGCATAACCTATGGCTAAAATAGCCGCTGCAACTGCTACATAAGGATTTTTCATTAATGCTGAATTTAATAATAAGGTTTTTGCCCTTGCAACACTTGCACCTATTGAAAAACTTTTTAACTGTAAATTGGTTAGCATTATACCTACCTTATATAATCCCCAAGCAACGGCTCCAGTTTTTAATAAAAGAGCTATACGTGATGAATGTTTAATAATCCAAGAAAGAGAATCTATAACTGCTATAAATATTGGTTTTAATTCTTCTCCTAATAATACTTTTTGTGCTGTGTATTGTGAATTAAGCCTAGATTGTGATTGCTCTAATGTTTCTTGTTGCATCGCTACTGCTGCTGCTAAACTACTATTTTCTCCGTAATCAGTATTTACTTGTTGTAGTATATTGTCGTAGTCTTCTAATTGTGCAGTTCCTAATGCACCTACACCAGTCAATGCTTTAACGTTTGGAATCAATGCCGTTAGTGCATCAGCGTCTTTCTCGGCTGCTTTAGAAATTTGTTTAAGGGTATTCATAAATCCTTCCCCTTTTAATGCCGTTACTCCATAAGAAATACCTAATCTCTTAAATTCTTTTTGAGCCGTTTCAGATGGCTTAATCAATGCACCAATAGCACCCTTTAAAGCCGTAGTTGCTACGTTAGTATTTAATCCTTGTTTAGTTAATACTGCCATTGCAGATAATAATTCTTTATATCCTAAACCAGCTTGTTTTGCAATAGGTGCAACTGTACCAATCGTTGTAGATAATTCTTCCACAGTAGTCTTACCAAATTTCTGTGCAGAGAAAAAAGCTGCAGCCACTTCCGTAGCATCTTTAGTTTCTAATCCAAAGGCATTTATTATTGTTGTGATTCCATCTGTTGCAGTCGTTAAATCTGTAACACCACCGATTGCTAACTCAGATGCAACTCGTAAAAAATCAACTGCATCTGCTGCTGGTACTCCAGCCGATACTGCATCAAATAGTGCCTTATTCATATCCTCTATCTCCAATCCGAACTCTTGCATTACTTCGATTGCACCAGTCTTTAATGTATCTCCAAATTTATCTATATCAGCACTACTCATCAATGACAGAATATTAGTAAATCCTTTTTCAAATTTTCCGAAATCTCCAGTTACTTGCTGCACTACTCTACTGATTGCTTGAAATGCAACAACTGCACCACCTATTGCTAATCCAGTCGCTGCTAATTTTTCTTTAACACCACCTAATGCACTACCATAATTACCTACGTTTCTAAAATTATTACCTAATGATTTATCAAATTCTTTTAGCTTACCATTGTTCGCAGTGTACTCTGCTTTCATTTTTTTCATAGCAGCCGTGTTATTGGTCAAGCCACCAGTTGTACCTTTAATTTTTGTAATTAGTTCTTTATTTCTTGCTACTAATCCATTGTATGAGCCATCTAATTTTTGTGATGCTTTACTAGAATCAAGGATTGCTTTACTTTCTTTATTGCGTTCTGAACGTAATTGCTTTAATTTTAATTTAGTATCTACAATATTTTTAGCGTGAATCTTTTGCATACCAGCATTTTTCTTACTGGCAGTTGTCATATTTTTTAGTTTTTGTTCTGCCTTTGTGATTGCAGCTTCCAACTGTTGAAGGTCTTGTGTCCCTATGATTTTTATATCAATTATCTTGCTTATCTTACTCATATTTGATTATCCTTTAATTACTTTATTAACTGTTTCTTTGTCCTCTGTATATAAATCAATTATATTCCCATTATCATCTTTAGTTACCATTCCACTACCACCACCATTTTCTCCTAAATGTACTGCACCACTACTATCTACTACTAAAACATTTCGTCTGTCATTGTCCGAAGTACCTCCACCTATTACTAAAATAGCGTCATCATCTTTTTTATTATATTGTCCTAATATAATTTGATTCTGTTTTTGTGTTGTCAAATTACTACCAAGCAATATGTTTCCATTTTCAGATGGGCTATCATTGTTACCTCGCAATACCAATCCTTCATTAGAATATGATTGACCTCTATCCTTTATTCTTGCTTTATCATCTATTCTAGTATTTCTATTCTTTCCTAATGTTGGTTGTTGTTTACGAAGTTTTAATTTTACGTTATCTTTTACATCTCCAAATTGGATTAGTTCTACTTTTGTAGTTCCTTGTGTGCTTGGTTTATAATCTATTACTTTGTGTATTATCCAGTATCCACCATTTGCACCAGCATTGTCTGTTATCCAAACTGGTTTTTGTAAATCTAATTGAGAGATATCTCCAGCTTTTAAATCAAAATATACTGTTTTAATTCTTGGGCTATCAGATAATTTATTTATAAATTTTTTCCAATAGGTTTTGTACAATCCATCTATTGCTCTATCGCCATAATCTAAATTAGCAAAATTAGTATCTGTATCGTGGAATGTACTTGCAGATGGATATATATTACTTAATCCATTATTGCCGTTTTGCCAGCACCAACTTTGATAGACTCCTTCAATACCAGGTGTTGGCTGCATACCTTCATACGATAGTATTCTCATATGATGTGTTTCCATAACTTCTGGCTTCTGACTATGTGCTATGTCCTCAATATATTCTGATACTATTAAAGGGATTCTAACTAAATTTGATTCGCTTTGTGAGAACTCCCATTCTTCAAACATATATGTTGGAGCCGTTATTGGATTACCTACTTCTTCAATCTCATCAATAAAACCATCTGCTAATAATACTTTTAATGAATGATACTCTTGTAGCAAATCTTGTTCAATCTCATCAACATATCCATCTCCACTATCTTTAGCATATTTAAAATATAATTCTTTTCGTATATCGTCTAATATAAATTTAGTTGTCTGTGGTTTACTCATATCCATTTTTCCACTCCAATCTTGTGCTTGGTTTCTTCCTAAATAAAAATCATTATAAGGCTCAACAGTAACTGATTTCTCTAACTCGTTTGTATCCCAGTATAAATTAAACATACCAGTTACTGCTTTTACTAAATCAATTTTTGGAATATCACAAGGTAAATATGTACCCATTTGAATTTTATCTCCGTATGCTACTCTACCTACTCTATCTACTTCAAATGTAGTTTCTGGCAGAAATCCACCATTTGCATTTTTTATATCATCAAAATTACCTATCTTCAATGTTCTAGAATGTTGGTCTTCCCCTACTATTTCTCCTTGCTTTCCGTGTAATACCCAGCACATTTGATTTTCTGGAGATACATTATTTAAATGATTATTTGCTTCTAAATTTGTTATAAATATACAGACCTCATCTCCAGCCAATAATGGTTGAGTACCAGTATTCAATGATAATGTCTGCCAGTGTATATGAGTATATTGTCCCGCTGGTTGCTGACTCACATCTAAGGTTATTGTTTGCTGACTTATATCGTCATTTAATACATCACTAATAAGTATTAAAGGGTCGTGAGATGTGGGTTGAGTTATTGGGCATTGTGTCATAGCCCTAAACATAGCATCTTGATTCCCCCCTAATACATAACCTCCAAGATTGCTGGTTGGAGTTAAAGAATGTGGTCTATCATTTACTTGTAAATCTCTAAATACAATAACCGCTGCATATACTTCCGAGCCAGTTAATCTACCACATTGTATTTCAGAACGTATCTCATAATCTCCATCTTTTTGTACTGTCCAAGAATGATAAGGTGCTGGAGATATATTTCCAGTTCCCTCATCGTAGTCGTGTCCGTGCCTCATAGGATAGGACTCGTTTAATTCTGATACATAAGTAGAATCGTGAGTAGCTAATTTTTGACGACCATATACATCTTTATCCTCCGTATCAAATGGAAGTAATTTTTCTATACCCCTCTGCCAAGGGTCAGGGTCTCCACTCCACGAGGTATATCTGCGTATCCATCTTGCTTGTAAATTATCTGGAAATTGGTCGTGTACAAGTAATGCTTGGAATCTTGCTCTAACCTCACTATCTCTATGTCCTAATGGATTGTCTTTTGTCCAGTTGTCTAATGATGTTGGTATAATTAATTTTTCAAATAAATCCGAATTAAAGAAATTACTTTTTATAGTATATCCAGCAGCATTAAAATATGTGTTTAGTAAATTTTTAACAAAGTATGATGGTCTTACTTCTGATAGGTCTATTTTTTTTACGTAGTTCTGACCACCTACCCATTTTGTTTTCTTCCATTCTCCCCAGCATATAACTGGTAAGCACCAAACATTATTAGGAACAGTATTTATTTCATTCCATAATCCGTTAGTCCATTCGTGTACAATACCACCATCAAAATTGCTTGGGACATCACACATAAATTCTTCAGAGAATACCTTTCCCCAAGTAATATTACTTCCTAAAATTGTAACACTATATGATGTTAATTTATCAAATGAAGTTATTGATTTTACTTGTATCCCTCCAACAATCAAAACATTACTGTTTAATGATATTCTACACTCAACACTATTATCTAATAATGATGTAAAATTAACTGCATTATCAAATCCTATATTGTTTAATACTTTATTATTGTTTTTAGTTGCTGGGATATTTAATGTCTTACTATATGTTCCAGTCGTTTCGCTTACATTAATAATGTTTTTAATTCCAAAATTAAGGGCTAAAGGAAAATTTGTTGATTCAAATAAATCCAAAGTACCTAGTATTTCATTATGTTTAAATACCTCAACCTTTACATCTCCGTTTACCATTTATCTCTGTGTTAATATTTCGTTAGACATTCTTAATGACAATGTCATTTGTCCTACTGATTTACCTTTTGGCTTTGTATTCATTTGTTTTGTAACGCTATAAACTGCGTTGATTTTTCCAGTCTGTAAATTCTCTACCCATATTTGAGGGCTTGTAATTATTTCTGATAGCCATCTCAATTCAGTTGCTATATGGAATTTACTTTTAACTGTGATTGTTTCATTAGCTATAATGTTAGTAGATGATAATGTTCGAGAACTACTGCCGTAAGTATTATTAAATAAATAGCCCATTGAATTAATATCTTCTGTATTAGACCTTCTATGACCTAAAGGAGATTTAGTTAATTTGCTTTTTACACTTGTTGTTACTTGCAACTCGCTATTAAATGTATATCCATCAATACCACCTTTTCTGTTTTTCCAATAGACTCTTAATCGTTCCGTAGAACATTTTTCCTTATCTATTATATAATGACCTATTTCCGATACTTGTGCAGCATTATGGTCTTGCACCCAGTAACTAACTCTATATGCAGCATCCTTAATACTGTTCCAAGCACTAACTCCTATTTTTTCTATTATATTAGGAACTCCAACTCCTATTGAATTTAATCCCTTTCCTAGTTTATTTGAAAGACCATCATATAAAGCATTTGATATATTACCACTCCAAACGTTTGGTCTAGCAGCTTGAATCTCCTCTGAAAAAGGTGATATTATATATCTTAATTGCGTTGCTTTGTGAGTATTAAAAATATAAGCATAATCATTATCAGTATGTGATTGCTTTGTAAGACCACTTTGTTTAAAAGGTAGATTCCCTCCACCCATAGGTCTGCTTGTTAAAAAATGTCCTAATCCATTTTGTGTGCTTGAATCCATATGAGTTCTATAAATATCATAAAATGTTGACTGACTTAGATTAAAGGTTTCTTCGTGTTGTGTTGCAGCATCAATACCATACGCTTCCCCAGTATTATACCAGGCATTCATATTGCTATTATAGTAAATCTCTCCAGAAGGTGCTACCAATTCTTCTGTCATTATTAATTTAAATCTAACGCTTCCAGTATACATAACTTCGGCTGCGTATTGATTTTTAAATCTTATTTGTGTTTCAATTTCATCTGCTAATATTTCAGACGGATTAATAAAAAAATCTCCAGCAGTTCCGTATTCTTTTGGTTGTCTTAATATACCACTAACCGCTACCCAGTTCCCCATAGGGTCTGCTTTATGAATTTGATATAATAAATTTACAGCATCTGTGCTAGTAAACTTCCATACAAAAGGTCTGCTTAAATCATATAATACTTTATAGTTTCCGTTTTCACTAATCATAACTAATACTTTTTCTTCTTGCCTTTAGACTTAGGTTTTGTTTTTGTTCCGTATGCTTTTTTCTTTTTAGCCATTGTCTTATAATTTATTTAATATTAAATCTACTGATTTATTTAATTCTCTAGTTACTACTTCATCTATTCTATTTTGCCTTGCCTTAATTGCTTTATCAACAAAATTTATTCTGCTTCTATCAAATCTTCCGTTCATTGTAGGCATACCTTTTTTGCTATGTGTATATGCAATAGCGTATGCTATTCCTCTAATTACTGCATCACTTCCAGCCACTCCTTTTCTTCCTAGCCATTCAACTAAAGCATTGATTCTTGCTGGTGCTTTTGGATATCTAATTTGTGATGCCTTAACTCCTTTGTCTAAAAATGTCCAGTATGAATTTCCGAATATGCTAACAGATGTTTCTTCTGGTTGTACTTTTAAACTCTTTATTAATCCTCCAGCCCTATTTGTTCTTCCTTGCTTAATCAATTCAATACCAAATGCTTTAGCATATTCCTCGCCAATTAATCTTAATATTTTTTTATTGATTAACATATTAATATAATAAGCAATCAGTAAACGCTGATATCTCAATAGTGCAAACTATACCAACTGCATTATCGTTAAATTCTCTTGATACTCTTTCAATCTGCCAGCCACCACTTAGTATATATTTGTCCTCATTATTCTTAACCAATGCTTGAATAGTGGCTTTAAATTTTTCCTTTAAATTATCTAATGTAAATGCTAATCCAGTTGTCATATCCTTACTGTTATCTAAAGCATCTGCATTAAAATCGTAACAATGGAATACACAAGTATATTTTTCATCATTGGAATAAGGGTCTGTATAACTGCTTGATGGAGGTAACATAACTAACAAAGGATATTTAGTTCCTCTCATACCATTTACTTCTCCAAGATATCCAAATAGCAACTGTTCAAATTGTCCAGCTCTTGCATCATATACATCTGTTATTAAATTTTGTAAATCTTTATTCATTTTATCCTTTTTGTTTTAATCTTTGTTGCTCAACTTCTTGATACTTATTTTCATATTCTTGCTTCGCTGCTTTCCAACTCATATAGGTTAATATCTCCCAGACATCTGCTTCTTCTACACTTTCGACTGGGCTATGTTTCCAACTCTTTGTAAATATTCCGTCTTTAGCAATTTCGTAAATCGTATTAAGCCACCCATAATCACCTAATATATATGCTAACTTTTTTCCAGTTCCTTTGGCTTCGCCATAGAGATTGCCGTACTTTTGCTTAATCGAATGTTCAATCTGGACAAAAAAAAAGCAAACTTCATTACGATATCCATTGTCAATGTTTCAAATTCTTTTGTCCTTTCATCTCTATCAAAATCATTTTTTCCCTCTCCACTTTTTCTACATAATATAGCCATCTGCTGAGGTATGAAATCAAATCTATCGTCTACATTTTTACCTAACATAGACTCTATTTGCTTAACTTCTGCATACTCTCCAAAGGTCATTTTATCTAATGACAATTTTGGAAAATAATAGCCCTCTCCATTGTGGACAAATGACCAGCCACTATAATCGTCCTCTTGATTATCCTCGCTTAATAATCCGTTAAAGATTCCAATTATCTCACTTGCCTTATCATACGGCAGCCCATTTGCTTCTTCCCTTGAAATCCCTAACAACATAGCACAAACTTCTATTGTGCAATCCATCTCGTCTATTCCCCTTTTAATCTCATCTTCCTCTTGTGTCAAATCATACTTGTTTAACACTTTCCATAATTTAGTAAATTCAGTTACCTTTATTTCAGAATACTTTGATGGTATCTCAACCCTTCTTCCATCTACTTCTACTATAATCATATGCAAATATATTTATTAGTTTAATTAGTGTAGTGCAGTTTATCCGTAATAGGTAATTTTGTTTGATACCTTTAATTCAAAATACATTCTCATCATTAACGCATCAGAGAAATCTGGACTTCTGCCTATGTTTTGTTTTATTTTATCCTTACTTACTATTTGTAATTTATTGTCTTTATCCATATCTTTCATCTCAACAACTTCCAATTCTTGCACAATATAATCTTTTACTTTCATATCTGCCCTACAAAATATTTCTCCTTTGTTTACCTTCTCAGCTAATTTGTAATAGCATTGTGTTTTTAAGTTACTATAATTCTCTCCTAACAATGCTCTGCTATTATTTACAAATCCCTTGCATCCTCTAACCATATCAACAAGACCACCACCAACACCATCTTCATCTGCTATGATATTTCCTCTCCTTACCTTATATTGAATAGCCATTTTGTTTACTTCATCAGCCAATGCAACAATGCTATATTTTTTAAATTGCTTTATTTCTTCACATCTCCAGCCATTCCAGTAACATATAACACTACTATCTGCACCAAATCGTGCTATATCAATACTCAAATAAGATTCTCCATCTGTTACAAAATTATTAGTAAACATATCATTAATAGCATCATAGTCAAATAACTTGTTCTGTGTATCATCATATTTCCAGTTTCCATTTAATAACCTTTCTCTACTGATTCTATCCAGCCTATTTAATTGTCCAATATAATGCTTACTAATATAAGGATTATCTGTTACCAATGATTTGACAAATCTTCTATGAGTTTCTAATGTGCCGTCCTCATCTGGTTTATAAAATTCTGTATATAGCCAATTCTTTGTCGGATTGCACGTTAGTAATATCTTTGGTATTAATCCATTATCATCTAATTGAAATCGTATTCTTGATGACAATATCTGAAATGCCCTTTGCGTTACTTCCGACGCTTCGTCTATAAATGCACCAGTAATCTCCATACTCCCAAGTTTGTCATAATAGGGGTCTGATGGATAATAGAATAAATCTTTAAATACTATTTGGCTTCCAGTTTTAAATGTTAGAAATCCAGTTTGTCCGTTGTATTTATAGTCGGCAGATGTTAGCCCTTGCATTTTAATTACCTCGAGAAGTGTGTTGTATGTGGTTGCTTTTAATGTATGTAATTTACTCCTTCCAATTAGCCATCTGGTGTTAGGATATTTTAAGCACATTTTTAATATCCAATAACACCCTAATAATGACTTACCCCCACCAGCACCACCACCGAACAACAGACTATTAGTTTTATTATCTTCTAATATATCTAATGCGATAGTTTGCTTTATTGATAGATTCATCTTCTATGCTTTAACTGGTATTTGTCTTCTCCTTGAAAATCAAAAGCATAATGACATTCAAAGCACAACAACTGAATATTGTCTTTGTCAAATTTTAATTCTGGATATAATCCTTTTGGCTTTATATGACTAAAATATTGTGCTAATGGCTCGTTACCTAAATGCCTTTTGCAATTAGTGCAAACGTGTTCACGTTCATTCCATATCTCAAAGAACATTTGTTTTTGACTATTCTTCTTTTTCATAATTTTTGATTTCTATAAATTTAATAGGCTCTCCCTCTGCCCCAGTGTGTTCAATATTCTCTGAATATCCTCTTGTATTGTTTATTCTATTAGCATACAATGTTGCTTGAACATTTCCCTTTTGTACTAATTGATAAACAGAGCTTTCGACAAAATCTCGTTTAGTCATCTGCACATCAATAACTAACTTTTTATACACTTCATCTTCTACCAGCCATCTGTAATGTGTTTGTCTTGCAATACCTACCACCTTACAAGCTGGTGTTATAATCCCTAATGATTTTTCTAATGCGATTAACATTTCTTGCTTCTTGACTGGATACAGATTATTAGCCAATGCTAAATCATCTACCATCATTTGCATTTCCTTCTCTATTATTTCCTTCTCCTTCTCGTTAATCTGTTTGGCATAGTGTGTAGTGTCGATTTCAGCTTTGTGTGCTTTGTCGCTTCCTCTGTCACTATTTGTAACATCTGTCATCTTATTTTAATTTATCTTCTAATTGTTTTTGACCTACTTCAATCGTTTCTAAACAATGGGGACAAGTTATTTCTATCATATTTTCTATGTTAGAATTTACTCTATCTGTAAATTGTGTTTCTTGATTTCCTTTAAATTTTTCAACATCTGATTCTGTTACATCATTAACAGTTACTCCAACAGATACATCTAACCATTGATGCAAATCTACATTAAAATATTTCTGCATCTGCTCAATCTCTCCTATCTCTCGTATCTCCATCATTAACTCATCAACACTCCATTCTGTTTTTTCTGATATTTTATTGTCTATGATTCGTAATGCTTTTGTGTCTTTTTCGTTTAAATTAGATATTTCGCAAGGAATTACTTCCCAGCCTAATTGCACTAACGCAGCAAATCTTCCGTGTCCATTTATTATTGTGTAGTCCTTATCTAATAATATAGTACCATTGAATCCGAATCTTGTGACAGATTCTTTTATTAGTTTTATTGTTTCAGTATTTTTTCTAGCATTTCTCCAATAGGGTTTAATCTTCCTTATTGGTATGTTTACTATTTCTTTTTTTAAATTCGTTTTTGGTTGCTTCTTCTCCATTGTCTTTATAAAATTTTCTTATGTTAATTTGTCTGTCAGTTTCCCAAGCTTTATTATAAGGTGTTTCCTTAAATAGTTTACTAAAGCCAGTTATATGTTTTAATCTTACTATCTCTTGTGATTCCATTCCTAACTCATTACAGATTTCTGCGTCAGACATACCATTCGAAAGCATTGTAAATACCATTGATGACATTCCATTAACGCTATGTTTTCCTCTTGCTCTGTTATGTCTTACTGTACTAGCCATTCTGTCATTGATTGCTTTGTTTAATACTACGATAGGCACTTTTCCTCTTGTTGATTCTGATATGTCTTTATATGTGCTGCAAATTAGGTGTCTGTGGAATCCATCTACAATTACATATTTATCTAATGATTCATCATATACAGTTACTATTGGCTGCGTATAGCCATCG